TGGTTTAAGATTTTATCCAAGCACTGGTAATTTTTCTAATGGATTTATTAAACTATATGGGATTAGTTAATGTCAATAATTATAGGAGATAAAAATGGCATACACACATAAAATGGTTAATGGTGAAAAAGTACCTTTGACCGATTCAGAAATAAAAGAACTTGAAGCAAGAGATGTAGAGTGGGCAAAAGGTGCTTACGATAGAGCGATTGCTGGTTTAAGAATGGAAAGAAATAATAAACTCAAAGAGTCAGATTGGATGGCCAACTCTGATGTAAGTATGAGTTCTTCTTGGAAAACTTATAGACAAGAGTTAAGAGATTTGACTAATGGATTAGATACTGAGGACAAAGTAAATAAAGTTACTTGGCCAAAAGAACCATCATAAGATGGACTAAATAGTAAGAAGGAATAACAATGGCTGCGATTATTACAGAAAAATTTAGACAAATAAATGCCGCTCAGTTTGAGGAATCATTTTCTGAAACAAACGAAAACTATTATATGTTTGTAGGAAAATCAACTCCTTTTACTAGTGGAACTTCTGGTGGAAGTGATACTTCTCCACCAACTCCAGTAGATGATATTACATCAGAAAATTATAGATGGGATTCAATGTTAGGTGCAAATGCGATTGCAGCTTCTGATGTGTCAAGAGGTGTTCCTAGAAGAACATATACATCTGGTACTACTTACGATATGTACGAACATAACATCAGTGCAGCTAATCCTTCAAATCAAACTGGTGCAAGTAATCTTTTTGATTCTACATTTTTTTTCATAACTTCAGATTATAGAGTTTATAAAGTTTTGTATAACTTAAATTCTTCTGGAAATAAAATCGCATTATCAACTGAACCTACTTTTACTTCTCCAGTAAAACAATTTGTTGGTGGTTATTATTTACAATATATGTACACATTGACAACCACTCAAGTAGACAAATTTTTAACAACAGACTTTATGGCAGTCGCAACAGACTCAACTGTATCATCTGGTGCAGTAACAACAAGTACAGACTCTGCACCCTTTAATGGTGCTCCGATTGATACTTTCTTGGTTACAAGTCAAGGTAGTGGATATCCAGATGGAACTTACTATGTAAAGGTTGCTGGTGATGGAACTGGTGCAATACTTAAAGTTGTTGTGAGTTCAAATGTAATTACAAGATTTGGTGAAACTGGTGTATCATCAGTTCAAGCTGGTGGTGCAAACTATACTTTTGCAACCGTAGATTTAGCAGGAACTAATGTTTATACAGATACTGGTGCAACATCTCTAATTAGTGGTTCTACTTTATCAACTTGGAACTCTGCAAGTGCTGGAACTATAACACCAATTATATCACCACAAGTTGGACACGGACACGATGCAGTAGAAGAATTAGGTGGACACTTTGTAATTTTAAATACAAAGTTTGAACAAGAAGAGGGTAATGATATTACTGTTGCAAATGATTTTAGACAAGTTGGTATTATGAAAAATCCAACTCAGTTTAATAGTTCAACATTATTCACTGCCTCAACTGCAAGAAATACATATGCAGTTTACATACCTTCACCAAGTGGAGATTTTGATGCAGATGAAAAAATAACTCAAGCATCTACTGGTGCAGTAGGAAGAGTTGTTGAATGGGATGCAACAAACAAAATTTTATATTATCAACAAGAAAGATTTACAAACTATGGTGTTAATACTGCAAGTAATACAGTATTATTCTCTGGTGCAAATGCAATATCTGGTGCAGACTCTAGTGCATCTGGTACACCATCTTCAACCAGTTCTGAAACAGTTGATAGTATCGCATTTTCAAGTGGTTATGCAAACCCAGAAATGCACCCAGATAGTGGAGACATAATTTACATAGAAAACAGAAGACCTATTTCACGAGCATCTGACCAAACAGAGGATGTTAAAATTATAGTTGAGTTTTAAGAATGGCACAAAAAACAAATTTAAATGTATCACCATATTATGATGATTTTGACACAAGTAAAAATTTTCATAAAGTATTATATAGACCTGGCTTTGCAGTACAAGGTAGAGAACTAACTACACAACAATCCATACTTCAAAATCAAGTTGAAGAAATGGGTAGAAACATCTTCAAAGAAGGTGCAATTATATCTGGTGGTGAAGTTGGAATGGACAAACAGTATTATGCTGTTAAGGTTCAAGGAACTTTTAATACCACAGATATAACATCAAACATTTCATCTTACACAGATACAATTATTACTGGTGCATCATCTGGTGTTTCTGCAAAAGTTGTAGGAACTTTAGCTGCAAGTGGTGATGACCCAATCACTTTATTTGTAAAATATTTAAACCCAGATTTAACTGGTGAACAATATGTATTTACTGATGGTGAAAACTTATCTTCTGATGGTGCAATAGGTTCTTTTGTTGCTGGTCAAGAATCATTAACTCTTCAATCTTCAGATGCAACTGCGATAGGTTCAGCAGTTACAGTTGCAGCTGGTACATATTTTGTTAGAGGTCATTTTGTAAATGTTACAGAACAAACATTAGTTTTAGATAAGTATGGAAACACACCATCATACAGAATCGGTTTTACAGTTACAGAGGATTTAGTAACTCCAGAAGAAGATACCACATTATATGATAATGCAACTGGTACATCAAATGAAAATGCTGCTGGTGCTCATAGATTAAAAATTTCATTAACACTTGCAAAATTATCTTTAACAGATACAAACGATACAAACTTTGTTGAGATTATGAGAGTTAATCTTGGTAATGTTTTATCTGCATCTAGAAATACAGAATATGCAGTATTAGGTGAAACACTTGCAAGAAGAACTTATGATGAATCTGGACATTACATTGTTAGAGATTTCAAACCAGATGCAAGAGAAACTTTAAATGATGGTATTAATAATGGTGTATTTGAATCTGGTTCTACTACTGATAGTGGAAATGCAGCCTCTGAAGATTTACTTACATTGCATATGACGCCAGGTAAGGCATATGTTGCTGGTTATGAAATAGAAAAAAGTCACCCAACATTTATTGATATAAGAAAACCAAGAACAACTGAAAATGTTGATAATGCAATCACACCAGTTGAAGTTGGTAATACAATCGTTGTTGAAAATGTGTTTGGTTCTCCAGACTTAACTCCAGAAACGCCAGGTTCTATTGACGAACCATTTATGGAAGTTTCACTTCACGACAATTTTACAATATCTAAAGCAACTGGAACAACTGGTGGGCCAGGAAGAGGAACAGAAACAGATAGTATTTTAACAGAAGACGGTGGTAAAATTGGTGTTGCAAGAGTAAGAAGTTTTGATACAGCTGCAAACAATTCCACAGTAACAGACTTTTTATCAAATAGTTCAGATAACGATTCAACATTTAATCTTGGATTATTTGATATTAAAATGTTTACAGAAATTGATTTTAGTGGAGTTGTAACTTCATCTGAATTTGCTGCTGGTGCAAAAATAACTGGTGCAAATTCTGGTGCAACTGGATTTGTTCACTCTGTTAGTTCTGATGCAGTTTATCTTACAAATGTAAATGGTATATTTTCAAGTGGTGAAAAGGTAAAATCAAGTGCATCAACTCAATCAGATGAATTAGTACACGAAAATGGTACAACAACAGATTTAACAATTAGTGCAGTAGAGTCTTTTGATGTTAGTCAAGTAAGACAAATCTTTATGAATGATGATGACTCTAATCAAGCAAACTTTAGTGCAGATTGTACTATGCAAAGTAGATTCACTCTTACTGGTACAGTATCACTTACAAGAAATACAAATTCACTAATTGGACAGAATACTTTATTTAATACTGAATTAAGAGCTGGTGATGTTTTAGAAGTTCCAACTGGTGCTAATAGTGCAACAGAAAAAATTGTTATTGAAAGTGTAACAGATAATACTACTGCAACTTACTTTTGTATTCAAGGTGGTGCAGTTGTAAATACATCTAATACTACTCATTCTAGTGGTACTGCAACATTTACTGCAACTGGAGCCTTTACTGCATCTTCTGGTTCAGTATTAAGTGGTTCTGGAAGTAGAACTGTTGTATTTAAAGACCACGCAATTAATGGATATAATGGTAAAGCAACAATTACATATGCATCAAATAATACAGTTACATATGCAGTAAACTCTGGTATTACAACTCCAGATACTGCTGGTGCTGGTAATGCAGATATAGTTTTAATCTCTACTAGTGTAACAAGTGTTGGTGCAGTTAGAACAAGAACAAAAATTAATGATGTAAATAAAAATATTCTTTTAAGAAAAACAGTTAAGAAATATGCAAAAACAATGTTGACTACGGACAACAATGGTGTATCGCAAACTTCTTACACATTTAAAAAACAGTTTATTGTTACATCAAACGCATCTGGACAGATAGTAATAACTGCTGGAACTAATGAAACATTTAATGCATTATCTAATTCAAATTATACGATTACTGTTTTAGATGATGGTTCTGGTGGTTGTAATGATGGTGATATTATTGACATTGATGATATGACATCTTCTGTGCTTGCTGGTGATTCTAAAACTGCAACATTTACAGACACAACTGTTTTCGGAACATCTTCAGATTGTGTAGTTAAAGTAACTGCAACAATTACAAAAACTTCTGCACAACAAAAAAACAAAACAAACAATCCTGCTCATTTAGTTATTGTAGATAACAATGGTGTAGGTGGTGGTGTCCAATATGGTACATCTGCACATCATAAAGAAATTTCTTTAGGTAGAACTGATGTTTATAAAATAAGAGCAATATACGAATCTGCAAATGCATCTACTGACCCAATAGTTCCACAATTTACTGGAACAGTTGGGAGTGGCACATTTACCAAAGGTGAAAGAATAAAAGGTGCGACTAGTGGTGCAATAGGTTCACTTATTAACACAGGCCCAACTACTTTCTTCTATGTTCAACTGTCTAATAAAAACTTTTCTGATGGTGAAACCTTTACTGGTTTAACAAGTGGTGCAACTGGAACAACAACCACTGTAACTGCTGGTGATACAGTTGTTACAAATAATTATGTTCTAGATGATGGTATGAGGGATTCATATTATGACATTTCTAGAGTTATTAGAAAAACGAATGTTGATGTTCCTATCGGTAAACTGTTAATTGTATGTGATTTCTTCTCTCACGGTACTGGTGATTTCTTTAATGTAGATTCATATTCAAATATAGATTATAAAGAGATACCAACATATCTTGCAACAAGAGTAGACACAGAACAAAGACAACCTAGAGGTAGATTCTTATTACACGACTCAATAGATTTTAGACCTACTGTTGCAAATGATGATACACTTTCTACTGTGACAACATCATCACAAAGTTTATCTGCTGAAAGAGTAAATGATTATACTTTTAACTTTGCACAGAGAAACTATTCTGCATCTGGTTCAATAGTTTCAAATATACCACAAGATAATTCTAACTTCCAATATGATTTAGATTTTTATGTAGGTAGAACAGATAGTGTGTTCTTAACTAAAGATAAACAGTTTGTTGTTAAAGAAGGTTTAGATGTTGAAACAGAAATAACAGAACCACCTAAACCATTATCTGAAAATGAAGCTATGAAAATAGTTGATGTATTAATGCAACCTTATGTCAAAGAACCAGAACAAGATATATTTTTAAGAATACAAAAAAATAACAGATTTACAATGAGAGATATTGGTCGTTTAGAAAATAGAATAGAACGACTTGAAGATTATACAACTCTTAACCTATTAGAAGCAGAAACAGAAAACTTCCAAGTATTAGATGCAAACGGATTTGATAGATTTAAATCTGGTTTTGTTGTTGATAATTTTACTGGACATAAAACTGGTGATGTATCTCACCAAGATTACAGTTGTTCAATAGATTACGAAAACAGAACATTAAGACCAAAATACTCTATGAAGAATGTTGCACTTATAGAACAAAACGAGGATTCTACTGCAAGAGCAAATGATGGATATTCTAAAATTGGTGACCAATGTATGTTACCATTTACTTCTGTTGAAACTGTTGGAAACAAGTTTGCAACTAGAGTAGAAAGTGCTCAAGCTGCATACTTCTTTACTTGGGTTGGTGTATTAGAATTAGACCCTTCTGGTGATGAATGGTTTGAGGTAAACAAACTTCCACAAATTGTAATTAACTTAGAAGGTAACTTTGACCAAATATTACAAGCTGCTGGTGGTGAAGATGCATTAGGTACAATATGGAACGCTTGGGAAACTATATCATCTGGTGTTATCGGAACAACTTCTTCTGGTTGGGGACGAGGTGGACTTTGGGAATTAGTTTTAACAGACCAAGTTAGAAATGGTACAAGAACTTTTGTAACCGAAGTTAATGACCATAAACCTATCGGTAATGAATTAATTAGACAAGATGTAGTTCCATTTATTCGTTCTAGAAATGTTACATTTAGAGCAACTAAAATGAAACCTAAAACAAGAGTTTATCCTTTCTTTGATAGACAATATGTTGGTGATTTCTGTGTTCCAGACGGTGGTAAGCCTGGTGGAACATTAACAACAATCACTTTACCAGAAACTCCAAACTGGACTGCCGTAGGTAAAATTAGATTTGGTTACGATAATAATGATACTGCACACGATTATGTTGCTAAAATTATGAGTTCTGATTCTGAATATGGGTTTAATACAGTAGGACAGTTTTCATTACACACAACAATAAACATCGCAAGAAACAGTAACGCATTTTATACATACGACTTTACAACTGCAGCTGAGGGTGTAGTTGGCCCTAATATTCAAGGTGAGAAGTTTTGGAGAATTCAGATTGAAAGAGCAGAAGACCCTATTCATACTTGTGCTGGACATAGATTATATGGTGTAGAATTTTTCAATGCAGATGCAACAACTAATATTGATTTAACACAATTCTGTTCTGTTGTACAATTCCAGAATTTAACAAACCCAAGTGCAACTATTGACGGAGTAGTACCACCAGTTGGTGCAGAAACTCCAGGCACTCCTAGAGATTCTGTTCTTCAGATTACATATAATTTATTTACTGGAACAAGAACACAGACTCCAGAAAGTGGAACTGTACAAAAACTATTACCGCCTGGTGAAGATGGTAATGTTTTCATAACAGGCCCAACTGGTGCAATAAGTGGTGTCTTTAGTATTCCAGACCCAAATGCTCCAGGCAATCCATCATTTAAAACTGGTGAAAGACAATTCAGATTAACAGCATCTAGAATTAATGAAGCAGATGATGTTAATTTAGAAGGTGTAGATACATATGCAGAGGGTATTTATACTGCAAGAGGTTTCTTAAACACTATTGAAGAAACCGTTACGAGAACAAGAAATGGACAGTTGTTCCAAGAAGAAGTTTTTGAAGCAAGAACTTTCCAACACAGAGGTAGAACATTGATACAGCCGTGGGATCCCCTTGCTCAGTCATTTATTGTTGATAGTGTTGGTGGAGAATTTATCACAAAGGTAGATTTATTTTTCCAAGAAAAAGATGAAAGAGTTCCAGTAACTGTACAAATCAGAGAAATGAGAGATGGTTATCCAACAGAAAAACTATTACCACTTGCATCTAAAACACTAGAATCTTCTGAAATATTATTATCAGATGATGCAACTGTAGCTACAACATTTGAATTTGAATCACCAATTTATGTTGCAGACCATAGTGAATATGCATTAGTTATCAAAACAGACTCAAGAGATTATAAGTTATGGATTTCTAAATTAGGTGATGCAGATATTGATACTGGAACGATTGTTAACGACCAACCATATCTTGGTGTGTTATTTAAATCTCAAAACAATAGAACTTGGAACGCATATCAAGATGAAGATATTAAGTTCTCACTTTATCGTGCAAAATTTGATACAAGTAAAACATCAAACCTTGTACTAACAAATGCACCGACAGAAAATAAGACATTAAAAGAAAATTCATTAGAATCGCTTGCGAGTTCTGGTGTAGTAAAAGTTACACACAGAAATCACCATATGTATTCAACATCAAATAATGTTACAATAAGTGGTGTATCTTCTGGAGTTTCAACAACTCTTAATGGTGCTTTTGGTGCCTCTGATACTTCACTTACATTAACTAGTAATACTGGGTTTCCAGGCAGTGGTTCAGTAAGATTAAAAATTACAGTTCCAAGAGATTCAACTACTGGTGATATTAGAGAAGATGAAATCTTTAGTGGTACTATTTCTGGTTCTTCTGTAACCAGTATAACAAGACCTACTGGTGCGATTGCACATACTTCTGGTGCTGGTATTGAATTATACGAAATAGATGGAATACCATTAGACCAGATTAATAGAACTCATACATCAGTTCAAAATGTAGGGATTGATTCATATACAATTACAACTGCGAATACAGCTGCAACTCAAACTGCAACTGCAACAACAGCCTCAAATGCAACTTCTGGTATTAAGTTTGGTGGTACTACAACTGTTGCAACTGAAAATGCAATGATGGATGTTATGAAACCACTTGTAAGTAATGTTGAATATCCTAATACAAAAATTACTGCAAACATCAGAACAACAACTGCAACATCTGTTGATGGTACACAAACATCATTTAATTTACAATCTACTAGTGCATCTAGACCGATAGTATTAGGTAGAAACTATTATTACGATGTACCTAGAATGGTTGCATCAACTATTAATGAAACAAATGAATTGAACTCATCTAAATCTTTCTTTTTAACTTTGACTATGACTTCAGAGTTTGATAACTTAACACCAGTTATTGATTTAGATAGGGCATCTATTGCTGCTGTAACTCACAGACTGAATAATATTCAAAGTTCATCAGATGTATATCCAACTACATTGTTTGTTCCAGCAACTGAACCAGAGGGTGATAGTTTAGAAGCAATATATCTAACACGACAAGTTCAAATGAAGAGTGCAGCTAATCAGATAAATGTTAAATTTGATGCAGTCAGACCAGCAACATCAACTATTGATGTAATGTTTAAAACATTAAGAACAGATGATTCATCAGACTTTAATGATGTTGGTTATACTTTCTTCAATACAAATGGACAACCAGATGTTACTACTAACTCATCTACTACAAGAGATGACTTTATAGAACACGAATATTCTGCGAAAGACCTTGCAGACTTTAATGCGTTCCAAATCAAAATAAGAATGAGAGGAACTGATTCTACTAACCCACCAATCATAAAAAGATTAAGGGTTGTTGCAACTGGATAAATTATGTCAGAATTAAAAGTAAAAGATAAAGACCATTTAGTAAGAGATACTTACTCTGGTGCAATATTAAATACAGATGAAAGTGCATTTAATAAAAGTAGAAGAATTAGAATGGAAGCACAAAGACAAAGAGATGAATTAAGAAATGCAGTTCGTGAGATAAATACTATTAAATCGGAAATGCACGAAATGAAAAGTATGATGAAACAAATATTAGAGAAGAGTAATGGCTGATAGAAGTGTACTAGCATCAAATTCGTTTGAAACTTTCAGAACGACATTTAACTCAACTGCGAGTGATGTTGGTGATATTGCAAACTTACTGGCTGCAACTGGTACTATTGCATCTTCAACAGATGTAGTAGAAGCAATAGTAGCATTAAATGCTGTAGCTTTTGATGCATCTGCAAATATTTCTTTTACTGGTAATAATACATTTGCTGGTAGTAGCACTTTTGCTGGTGTAACATTAAGTTCTGGTGCATTAACATTTGCTGATGGAACTTCACAATCAACAGCTGCAACAACACAAGGGTTTGCGATTGCAGTCGCAGTTGCACTTGGATAAATAATAGAGAGAAACACAAATGGCAAATAATTTTAAAAATTCATTCATAAGTGTAAGTTCTGCTGGAGAATATTATCAGTCAGATGCATCTGATTCTTTGACAGGCCCACAAACAGTTTATACTGCAAACAATGGTTCTGGAGTAAATTCAATTCTTATTGAGTTGGACGCTGCTAATACTGGTACTTCTGCAATAACAGCAACTGCATTTATTCAAGACACTAGTGCAACATTAGGAACAATAACAAGTGTTGCATCATCAAGTGATACTGCAACAGTTACTTGTGGTACTGCACACGGATTACAAACTGGTATGTATGTAAATGTAACTGGTTCTACAACAAACTATGTTAATGGAATTTATAAGATTACACGAACTGGTGCAACCACATTTACATATGCACAAAATTCAAGTGCATCAGATGGAACTGCAGCTGGTACAATAGTAATCTACAAAGCATTTCATATTGTCAAAGATGCACCTATTCCACCACAATCAACTCTTAAAGTTGTATCTGGACAAAAGGTTGTTTTAAATAGTGACGATAAAGTATTAGTATATGGAAGTGCGGCTACATTAGATGTTGTTGCATCAATTCTTGAAGATGTAACTTAATGGAGTTTGTAAATGTCTTACATAGGTAAACCGTTTTTAAATGTTCCAGTCAATACATTTGCAAAAGAAGACTTCGTAGGTTCTGATACTGGTACAAATAATAGTATTGCAAATTCACTTGTTCTTTCAAGAGAGATTCCTGGCTTAAATGCATCAAATGTAGAAGTGTTTGTAAATAATATTAGACAAGAACCAGATGTTGCATATTTTATCAAAGATGATGCAAATGGACTTCCAAAGATTTTAGAATTTTCTGAAGCTTTAGCTGCAAGTGATGAAATTTATATTATACACAAAGGTTTAGGGCCAGGTACAGAAAAAACTGGTATTGCAGCTGGTTCTATTACTGCATCTCTTTTAGACGATACTTTAAAAACATTTACACTAGATACATTTACTGGTGATGGTTCTACGGTTGCATTTGTAACTTCCTCAACTATTTCAGCTGCAAGTGCATTGTTAGTAACGATTGACGGTATTGTTCAAAAACCCTCATCAAATTATTCTACATCTGGTGCAACTGTTACATTTACATCTGCCCCATCTGCATCAGCAGAAATAGAAGTTAGAGATTTAGGAATCAAAACATCAGTAAGAAGAGGTACTGGTTTTATACTGGACACTTTAACTGTAAGTGGTGGTTCAACAACTACTATGACATTATCACACGAAGTTCCAGTAAATGATGTATTTATTTTTATCAATGGAGTTTGTCAAATTCCAACATCTGCTTATTCTGTAAGTGGTACAACCGTAACCTTTGCATCTGCATTATCTGACGGTGATGTTGTAGTTGCAAGATACCAGAGATAGAAATGCCTTTAACAACAATAAAATCTTCAAACATAAAAGACTCAGAAATAAAAAACGCAGATATTAGTCCAACTGCCTCTATAACAGAATCAAAAATTGCTGGATTAGATGCATCTCAAATAACTACAAACGCATTTAATATCGGTGTGTTAGGTTTTAAAATGGCTGTAAGTGATGGATTGACTATTTTCAATTTAGTAGATGGTGTTGTAGATGAATTTAATGATGAATCTGGTATAGATACTGGAGAAAACTCAAACGCAGCTTATGACGCTACTTCTGATTTTTATTCAAATATATCTACTGGTGATTACCCAGGCAGTCCATATATAGTTTCTGATTTTACTAATCCACAAAACCCATCAACTTATACTGCACCACCAACTGCAACAGCAGTAGACTTATTAGTAGTCGGTGGTGGTGGAGGTGGAAGTGATGGTCACCCATCTTATGCTGGTGGTGGCGGAGGTGCTGGTGGTTTAATTTTTCTTGAAAATTTACCAGTAACTGGTGGTGCAACCTATTCTGTTACAGTAGGAGAAGGTGGTGAAGGAAAGGGTTATCCTGGCTCAGGCATAGCTGATGACGGAACTGATACAACATTTGTTTATTCACCAAGTGTAAATATCATAGGTGAAGGTGGTGGTGGAGCTGGTTATACAAGTGGTACTCAAAGGCCTGGTGGTTCTGGTGGTGGTTTGTCAAATCAACCTCCAGTTGGAACTACTGGTGGTAGTGGAACACAAGCATCTAATCACCCAGTAACTGGAATATCTGATTCGGAAGGAACACCTTATCCAAACTCTCCACCAAGTTTTTCTGCTGAGGGTTCTGAACAAGTAGGTAGTTTTGGTAATAACGCAGCTGGGCCACAAGGTTATGGTTTTGGTGGTGGTGGTGCTGGAAGTGCAAACTTTACTCAACCACACCCACAAAACTTACTTCTTGGTGCAAATGGTGGTGAAGGTTTAGATTATAATATTGTAGATGGTTCTACTGCTGTAGGTTATGCTGGTGGTGGTGGTTCTGGATTTAGTTCTTATGTTGGTGAAGGAGGTGAAGGAGACGAAGGTGGGCGTTCTGGTGGTGAACTAAACTCAAAACCTGGCGTTGCTAATACTGGTGGTGGTGGAAGTGCTGGAAACGCTGCCGAGGGTGGTGATGGTGCAGATGGTAGAGTTGTTGTAGCTGTTTCACAACACACCGTAAGTAATACTTCTATGACATTGGTTTCAGATACATTTACTGCGAGTACAACACCAAGCACAGCAAGAATAGTTGTGTTTGCAGAACTACCAGATGGAACTTCTGATTTTACAGTTTCTGCAACTAGAGATAACACTAATTATAATAACATCACATTAACTGATGAAGGATATGCAGCTGGTTCTAGTGGTACTAAAATATTTACTGGTTCTACTCCATTGACTGGAGCTGCACCTGGCCAACCTCAAGTGCAAGTTCGTTGGAAAATTGTTGGTTCATCATTAAGTGGTAACAACAAAATTCACGGTGTTGCGTTGCAGTGGAAGTAAATTATGCCAAATCCAAATACTGGTTTAACTCAGATAAAATCAACTGATATTACAGATGGTGTAATAACTGATGCAAAAATATCACCTAGTGCAAATATCACATCTACAAAAACTGAAATTGCAACTGATTTAAGTGATACAAATACACCTTTCAATATTGGTGTATTAGGATTTAAACACGCAGTCAATGAAGGTTTGACAGTATATAATTTAGTTGATGGTATTGTAGATGAATTTCATAGTGAGGGTGGTGTAGATACTGCTGAAAATTCTAATGCAGTTTATGATGCAACTTCAGATTTTTATGAAAACAAATCAGCAGGGCCTGTTCCCAATACAACTGCAATAACTACTTATTCTTCTGGTACTGGAGATTACACTGCAACTCCAACTACAACTGCTGTAAATGTTCTTGTTGTCGGCGGTGGAGGTGCTGGTGGTGGTACTAATAGTGATGGTGCTGGAGGTGGTGGTGCTGGTGGTTTAATATATTATCCAAACTACCCAGTTACTGGTGGAGCTTCTTATGAATATGCTGTGGGTGCTGGTGGTGCAGAAACACCAAGTTCTGGTGCTGGTAGTGCAAACAATGCTGCTGACTCAACTTTTAATCACCCAAGTCCTTTACCTTTAGTAGGTGAAGGTGGTGGACAAGGTGGTAGTGCAGCTGGTTTCCCACAAAGTTATTTCTTAGGAAGGCCTGGTGGTTCTGGTGGTGGTATTGGTGGTAAAGTTCCAGATATGGGTTTTGTTCCAGGCTATACTCCAGTTGCAGAAAAATTTGGTTCAGATGCATTACCTTTACCAGCAACTGGTTTACCATCAAGTCCAGGCCCACAAGGTGACCACCTTATTGGAACAAGTACACAAGTTGCAAATCACCCAACTCCTTTAACACCAAGTGTATTACCATTAAACTCACCTGGCGGTTTTGGGAATAGAGGTGGTTCTGGTGCTCAAGCAACACCACAAACTCCACCAGATGGACATAGAGATGGTGCTGGTGGTGGAGGAGCTGGTGCAGTAGGTAATGATAATTTACCAACCGAACCACAATATACTTTAAATCCAGGCGGTGCTGGTCTTGCATATAATATTGCAGATGGTTCTACTCCAGTAGTTTATTCTACTGGTGGTAATAGTGGCCCTGCTAATGCAAATGCAGCTGGTGTTGACCAATCTGCAAATACTGGAAATGGAGCGCCTGGTGGACGAAGAGCGCCTGGTGGTTCTTCTCAAGTAGGTGGTGCTGGTGGTTCTGGAATTGTAATCGTATCTGTTTCACAACAACAAGTTTCAAGTACAAGTATGACTTTAGTATCTGATACATTTACTGCAAACGCAACACCAAGTAAAGCTAGAATGGTCGTATTTGCAGAACTTGCTGATGATTTAAATTCGGATATAAGTGCATCAGTAACAAGAGATAATACAACATTTAATTCTGTTTCATTGACTGATGAAGGATATCAAGCTGGTAGTTCTGGTATTAAGATATTTTCTGGAAGTACACCTCTTACTGGTTCTGCTAGTCCTCAAGTTAGACTTCGTTGGAAGATAGTCGGTTCATCTTTGACTGGTGCGAATAAAATTCACGGTGTAGCACTTCAATGGGCATAGTATATATATTAGTATGAAAATATTTAAACAGAAATACAAAACCCCCTCAAAAAAAGAATTTCCTCCAATCATAACTTATCACGATAAAAGATATGGTGGTACAAAGGTTGATGAACAAGGTCGTTTCTATACAGTAGAAGATGAAACACAAAGACTGTTTCGTTGGGAACGAATGATTCGTAAAAAGGAAAGACAAAAAGAACAAATTAAAACTTGGATTGCAATCAAAGAAGGAACATATCATAAAAAAAATTATTATATGAATAGTTCTAATAAACAACATTTTCACTGGAATAAAATGCCTAAACCTAAAACTGGTGGTAAACTATCTAGAAAATTAGATGGTGGTTGGGTAGAAGAATATAAACCAGCAAAATCTACACGATTACATAAATGGTTGCAAGATGCAAAAGAGGGAAAGGTTTTTAATGGACATAAACCTAGAACTAAACAATGGTTAATAAAACCCACCAATGCAGATGTTGACCAAATTAAAAACCCTATTGACATTGAAAAAAAATAAGTTATAATAGTTTAAAGGTGAAAAATTATGAGTACATTTACAGACTCAGAGATTGATACTCTGGAACTTCCTAAAAAGGAAGAAGAAAAAAAAGAAGAACCCCAAGAAAAAAATATTGTTGAACCAGATGATAAGAATATTGTCAAACTGGTCGGTAATAAAAATATAGTTTCTATATTAACATCACAGTTTTTTGCAGAGAAAGAATGTGATGCAATAGTAAAAGAAACAGTTAAAGAATTATGGGTAGATAGTTCTTTAAAAAAAGTAAGAAAAGCAACTCAACAATCTTTACCTATGAATGATAAAGGTTGGCCTTACACTAAAGTTTTAGAACTTGCACAACAAGCTAATGATAAAAACTTTAAGATGCAACTTGCTGGTTTCTATCAAGCAGATAATCCACAAATAGTTTGTTATAAGAACAAAGATTTTTATAACTATCATTTAGACATTGGAAACAATGCACCATTTAGAAAATTAACTTTTATTATTCAATTATCTGACACCAAAGATTATGATGGTGGACATATTGAATTAATGAATATGACTACGGATAATAAATTATTTAGACAAAAAGGTCAAATAATTATATTCCCATCTTTTGTTCCTTGGCGTGTTACTAAAGTTACAAAAGGTGTAAGAAATTGTATTGAGGGTTGGTTACACGGCCCAAGTTATGTATGACATTTGAAAAAATTGCACAAGAAGTACCATTAGATAAAAGAGGTAAAATCACATCTGAGATATGGTTTCCTACACTATTTCATTTCAAAGATATTTTAGATTATCAAGAAAAAAATAAAAAATGGTTAAAACACATCTTCAAATGGAGAGATGATGATAATAGAGGTATTGTTCGTTCTAACTCAAGAGGTTGGCATAGTGCAGTAGATATGCATATGCGAGAGGAATATGAAGATTTAGGAAAAGAAGCACTTAAAATAGGTATAAGAATACAAGAAATGATGGATTTAAATCCAGACACAGAACCAGTCATTGATAATATGTGGGCAAATGTTTCTCAGTTTGGTGCTCATAATCGTAATCACACTCACCCAGGCTCACATTTTAGTTTTGTTTATTATATACAATCTCCAGAAAAATGTGGAAGTATATGGTTCTCTGACCCAAGAGCACAAGCAATCGCAGTTCAACTACCATACAATCCAAAAAAACCTAGAGTAAGGGAATCACTTAATGAAGTATATTGGGCCCCAGTTCCAGGCAGATTGATTATGTTTCCATCTTGGGCAGTACACGAAGTAGAACCTAATTTATCAGAACTAAAAGGTAAAAAAGGTCTAAGAGTAAGTGTTTCTGGTAATTTAAGTTTTCGTTTAAAAAAAGATGCTTCTTATCAAGAAGAGAGAGAGGGACACGATGCGAAAGGTTTTCTTACTATGGAGGGTACTGAGAAAAGAACATAATCTCTTTTTATTATAAATAATAATAAAAGGATTAGTTATGGCAGTACCTACTTCAAAGTCAACATTTAAAGAATATTGTTTAAGAGCATTAGGTAAAGGTGTCATTGATATCAATGTATCTGATGACCAAATAGATGATAGAGTAGATGAAGCTTTACAATATTTTTCAAAATACCATTATGATGGTATTGAAAGAACATATCTAAAACATCAACTTACTACAGCTGAAATTGCAAGAATGAGAAGTAATGAGAGTGCAGTTACAGCAACCGATAAAGTTGATAGTTCAATTACAGCAGACTTTTTACAACAAGAGAATTATATACCTATTCCAGATAGTGTATTATCAGTTGTAAAAGTATATCCAGTAACAGATAAATTAACTCAAAATTTATTTGATGTTCGTTATCAATTAAGACTAAATGATTTATATGATTTCAGTTCAACTTCAATTATTCACTATGAAATGACAATGAGGCATCTAGATTTTCTAGACCACATTCTTACTGGTGAATATCCAATAGATTTTAAAGAACATCAAAACAGATTATACATTCACGCAGATATGGAAAAGGATTTCAACAATGGTGACTTTCTTTTAATTGAATGTTATAGAAAATTAGACCCAACAGTTTACACAGATGTGTTTGATGATATGTATTTAAAAAGATATGCAACTGCATTAATTAAAAAACAATGGGGTGCTAACCTATCAAAATTTAATGGTGTTCAAATGTTAGGTGGAGTTACTATGAACGGTGAAACAATCTATCAACAAGCGTTAGATGAAATCACTAAATTAGAAGAAGAAATGAAACTAGGATTTGAGTTACCAGTAAATTATATGGTAGGATAAGTTATGGCAGTCAATAAATTTTTTCACGACAGTAATAAAACTTCTATATCTGCCGAAAGAGACCTATATAAAAATCTAGTCAAAGAAGCTATTCAGATTCACGGACACGATGTCTACTATGTAAATAGAACATTTGTTAATGAAGATACTCTATTTGGTGAAGATACATCATCAACTTTTTCAGAATCACAACTTATAGAAATGTATGTAGAAAATGCAGAGGGTGGTCTTGAGGGTGAAAAAGAATTAGTATCAAAGTTTGGATTAGATATCAAAGATGAAGTTACCTTTGTCGTAAGTAAAGAAAGATTTCAAGACATAACAAAACAAGTTGTTTTAGAATCTGGTACTACTGAAACTTTTGGTGCAGTATTATTAGAAGATGAAACAACTACAAGTGAGAGTGCATATCTTGTAAATGAAGACGAATCTACTGATGCAGATAGACCTTTAGAGGGTGATTTAGTTTTTCATCCTATCATTAACAAAATGTTTGAAATTAGTTTTGTTGACCACGATGAACCTTTCTTTCAATTAGATAATAATCCAGTCTATAAATTAAAGTGTAGATTATTTGAATATGGAAGTGAAGGTATTGATACTGGTGTAAGTGCGATTGACCAAATAGAAACTGATAGTAGTTTAGATGCACTTTCTCACCAGTTTACATTAGAACAAACTGGAACATATACAGAAGAAATTGCATTAGAAGACAATGATTTATTATTATTAGACAGAACAGATGGTGGTGGTTCTGATGCTGGTGATAATTTAATTTCTGAAACACAGTATGGTGCAAGTTCTATATTACTTGAAACTGCTGACACTTTCTACATTACAGTCAAAGATGAAACTGGTGCATTTGTAGAAGACGAAGTTATCACTGGTGCAAATGGTGGACAGGCTTATATTAGGTTAATAAATAGTAACACATTTCATTTTGAATATATAACTGGAACATTTGCAAAAGATGAAGTTATTACTAGTAGAGACAATGGGTTTACTGCAACAATAACTGAAATAAAAGAAGAAAATCATTATCTAATCAATGAAGAATATAATGTAGATACCATTGATGAAAAATCTCAGATTGAAGATTTTGAAAACTTAGATAATACAATATTAGACTTTAGTGAATCAAATCCATTTGGTGACGCTGGGAAGGAATCATAATGTTAGGACAACAATTTTATCACGAAACGATTAGAAAAATCATAGTATCATTCGGTACTATTTTTAATAATATACAGATTGTCAGAAAAAATAGTTCTGGTAATATTACACAATCTATGAAAGTTCCACTTGCATATGGGCCTAAACAAAAGTTTCTTACACGAATTAGAGAAGATGCAAGTATTAGTAAAACAACTGCGATTACTTTACCAAGAATTGCATTTGAGATACAAACACTTTCTTATGATACAACTAGAAAATTAAATCGTGTTACAAAAATTAGAAAGACAAGTGCGAAAGGTTCTGGTAAATTAGAAACACAGTATATGCCT